GAACAGTAAACCACTGTCCAAAGCAAAGATGCAGAGACTGAAGTCCATGGGCCTCGATGAGAAAGACCTGGCGGATATCCGAGAGCAGCTCAAAGCACACTCCAAGTTGACTCCCAGCATCCTCGTTAAGGGTGGGAAGATACGCGAACTGAATCCCGACAAGTGGGACACCGCCGTGCTCAACAAGTTTTCACTTGCCCTGCATCGGCAGGGGCGGCGGATGGTGCAGGAGAACGACATCGGTACGCTGCCGATATTCATGCACAGCACTCTCGGAAAGCTTCTGTTCCAGTTCCGCTCGTTCATGATGGGCGCGTGGGTCAAGCAAACCCTGCACAATCTGCACCACAAAGACTTCCAGTCGTTCGCGACAGTCAGTCTCAGTATGTTCTTTGGGACGCTCGCGTACATTGCACAGACTGTCGTGAACCACGCGAATAACGAAGAGGCTCGTCGGCGCATGCTGGAGCCAAAGCGTATTGCGGCAGCGGCGTTTTTGCGTGCCGGGGCCTCCAGCCTCATTCCGGGCATGGTGGATACGTTCTACGGACGCATTAGCACCGAAGACCCCTTCTTCCAGTTCAGCCGCTCTAGCGGTCTCGCCTCAGGTTTCTTTGCTGGTAACCCGAGCGTAGCCACCGCTGACAAGGCCATAGAGGTGCTAGGGCTTGGGCGAGTGTTCCGAGATGACTATCAGTTCTCCCGCAAGGACTACGAGAACCTGACCGGCCTCATACCCTTCGTATCGAACGGCATCGCCTTTCGCAACGTGCACAACGCTATTACCGAAACACTCCCCAGAGAATCCACAGAGAACTTCTAGTTCTTCCCAACCAAGGACTTCTAATTGGCTCAATACATCCCCGCCACCGCCATCGGTGACGGAATAGAGGACACGTACGCCTTCACGTTTCCGTACATCGTCGCAGGACACGTGAAGGCATCCCTGGACGGCGTGGAGACGACTGCCTTCACGTTACCCACCTCCAGCACTCTGACTTTCACGACCGAACCCGCCAGCGGTGTGCGCATCAAGATTTTCCGTGAGTCCTCCAAGGACGCACGACTCGTGGACTACGCGGACGCGACCAACGTCACCGAGACGATTCTCGACAACGACAGTCTCAAGGCGTTCTACCTGCAACAGGAGGCGGACAACGCCGCGCAGGACGCATTGAACTTAGATGAAACAGATGACCAGTGGGACGCTAAGAGTAAGGTCTTAAAGAACCTTGCCGAACCCGTTGCGGACACTGATGGTGCTACCAGACAGTACGTGCAGACGTCTATTTCAGGCACCGGAAATGTTCCTGGGCCGAGTGACCCAACTGATGACAACAAGTACCTACAGGCTAACTCTGGACTATTCTCGTGGCAACAACTCACTGTAAGTAATAGCGACTGGGCAGGTCTTGATTTGTCAGTAGCGAATGGAGGCACTGGGGCTAGTACTGCGGCGGCAGCTCGAACGAATCTCGGTGCTGCTGGACTAGCTGATGAGAATACCTTTACGAAGATTCAATCGTGGTCCAAGGGAGCGGATGTTGCGAGTGCCGCTACCCTTGTCCTGGGTGACGACGGCAACTACTTTGATGTGACCGGCACTACCGGCCCTATCACGGCCATCACGGTACCGGCTGGCACATTATTCATGCTGCAATTCGATAGCACTCCCGTGCTTACTCATCATGCAACCAACCTGAACCTACCCGGCAACGCTAACATTACAGCCGCCGCTGGAGACACACTGGTGGGCTTCGCGACCACCGCCAACCAAGTGAAGGTGCTCCATTACCAGCGAGCTACGGGACGAGCGGGCTGGGAGCTAATCTCCAGTGCCACTGCATCGAGCGATGCTACAATCGAATTTAACAACCTTTCAAGCGCCTATTCGGAATATCTGGTTGTCATGGCGGGTGTTGTTCCCGTCACAGACGCCACGCATCTATTTCTTCGAATGAGCACAGATAACGGCTCGACCTTTCACGTGGGAGCAACCGATTATCGGTACGCATGTGTGAGCAGTCAAAGCAATGCAACCACCCTCAGTGGCGCAACTGGAACCTCCGCAGGAACTACTGAGATTCGGATAACCCGTGAAACCATGGACAGCGATGTCGCGCACGTAAATTTTAATTGCAACCTGTGGCTATATGATCCGATGGATGCCCAGAGCACGTTTTGTAACTGGACTCTCGCCCATGAACGCAGCGGTGCGACAATGACATTCACGTCTGGTGCTGGTCAACGGTACGCTGCCGGGGCCGTCGATGCGATTCAATTCTTGTGTAGTTCTGGCAGCATTGAAAGCGGCGAATTTTATCTATACGGCATGAGGAAAGCCTAATGCTGACGAAACTTATCAATGGAAAACGAATCGATGTCGCGGACCCCGAGGAGGCTCGACTACGGGCCGAGTGGGCCAGTGAGGACAAACGTCGCACACAAGAAGCCAAGCATGAGACGGCAATGCAGTACCGACGTGATAGGAAAGAGCGGTACTTGGCCGAGCTGGGAGCGGAGCCAAATCAGTTTGAAGAAGTTGTCGGCGATGTCCTGGACATTGTTATTAAACAGATTAACCGACTAGCTGGCGACAAGCATCCTAAGTTCCAGGCGCTTGTGGACAAAATTCAGGCCATAAAAGCGGATATCCCGAAGCCATTATGAACGAGAGCGTGTGGAACGTCCCGGAGCGAAGAAAAGTCATCAACGTCAACACTATTGTGAGCGCCGTAATCATCGCTGGGATAACCGCTATTGGCTCCAGTTTTATGACGAGCCTCAGAATGCAAGAGCAGATGGTGGTCATCGCTGATAGCGTCACGACCAACACGACGGTCATCAAGGAAGTGCGCGATCAACAACTTAAAATACAAGCAATACAACCGTACGAACTAGAAGCACTGCGCAATGAGGTCGCCACTGAGCTAGCCAAGATTCAGCTAGCCCTATCTGCCGAGCGTGACAATATGACTGGATTGGAACGACGAGTAACCAATCTTGGCCAGCAGATGGAGGTTGTACGGATAGAGCTTAGCACACTGTTGCCGTCTCCCCATTACATACCCACCGAGCCGTAATAGGGTCTTACCTTGAAACCTACCGCTTGGCTCGTGCATGGATTCAACGTGCGCGACGGAGGTGCTGCTACGACAGACAAGTTAAGGCAGCCGCTGGAAGCGCTGGGGTGGAACGTCGAGGAGTTCGACTACGGGTGGACGTTCCTGCTGGGCGTCTGGCTCGGTAACGGACCACGCGCCAAGAAACTAGCCTTGCAAGTCAAACATGGTGACGTTGGATTCGGCCACTCGAACGGGTGCGCCATCTTGCACCGCGCCGCGCATCTTGGCGCTCCGTTCAAGAAGCTCGTTTACGTGAACCCTGCGCTGGATTCAGACGCACGGCTGGCGGCCAGGGTCGAGATGCTAACGGTGTGGCACTCGCCTAGCGACATCCCGGTTCGCATGGCGTCATGGCTACCAGGTGTTGCCTGGGGAGACATGGGCAGCATCGGGTGCACGGTGGCGTCACCACGTATTCACAACCAGAACAAAGAGACCGGCTGGTCCGTCTCTAGCAAGTCACACAGTGATGTCTTCCACGGTCGCAAGTGGGAGTTCTTCAAGGAACACATAGCAATGTCTGGAGGTATGCCTAGTGTCGGATGACAAGTTCACGCGTGAAGTTGGTGAAGACCTGCAGATTCTTCTCGCGAACACACTGGCAGCGATGCTGAGAGACCAGGACAAGTGCACTGCCAGCGTGCTGCGAGAAGCTCGCGAGTTCCTGAAGAACCAAGGCATCGACCAACCCATCGTTAAGCCGGGTGAGACGAACACAGCGACAGACGAACTGAAGGATGCGCTGGTCGGGTACCACGAGAGCAACGTCACGAAGCTGTACGACAGCACGATTCCACGCCAGGCGAAGTGAGCGACCACCAAGTTGTTCTCGGTGACTTCAAGGCGTGCGTGTACCTCATCTGGAAGCACCTTGGACTGCGACCCAGACCGGAGCTGGATGTGGGTCCTACGGAAATCCAGTACGACATCGCCGACTATCTCCAGGGCGGTCCACGCCGCCGTATGGTCAAGGGCTTCCGGGGTGTCGCGAAGTCGTGGGAAGCCGCCGCGCTGACGCTGTGGTGGCTGAAGCGAGACCCCAACGAACGCATTCTCGTTGTGTCCGCCGCGAAAGACCGGGCGGACGCGTTCACGTACTTCACCAAAAAGCTGATTGAAGAGATTCCCTTCTTCCACGACTTGCGCCCGCAGAAGGGGCAACGTGACTCACAGGTTCAATTTGATGTGGGTCCGTCCGATGCGGCCCACGCTCCCAGCGTCAAGTCGATTGGCATTACGGGCCAACTCCAGGGGCCACGTGCCACGAAAATTATTGCGGACGACGTCAGTACCCTGAAGAACTCGATGACGCAGACCATGCGTGAACACATCGGGGAGTTAATCAAAGAGTTCGATTCCATCATCACGCCTGGTGGTGAAATCGTGTTTCTCGGCACGGACCAAATCGAGCAGTCGCTGTATCACGAGCTGCCATCGAGGGGGTATGACGTGCGCATCTGGCCTGCGCGTTATCCAAAGCCTGAGATGGTGGAGAACTACGAGAAGACCGGCGCGAAGCTCGGGAAGCTGGTGTCTGACCGACTGGAAGAGAACCCCGAGTTGGCCTACGCGAACGGTGGTCGTGGTGCCCCTACAGACCCCGATAGATTCAACGACCTGGACCTGATGGAGCGAGAAGCCTCGTATGGCCGGTCGGGGTTCTCTTTGCAGTTCATGCTGGACACAACTGTCAGCGATGCGAATCGGTATCCGTTGAAGGTGAGTGACCTGGTCGTGATGCCGATTAATGAACTGCAAGCACCAGTGAATGTCGTCTGGGCGAATGGACCCGAGCAGTTGATGTTGGATGCTGATTCGCCGGGACTTGCTGGTGACCGGTTTTATAGACCCATGCACACCAGCCCCGAGTGGGATGACTATACGGGTAGCATGATGTTCATTGACCCCAGTGGCAGAGGCAAGGACGAGACCGCCTATGCCGTCATCAAGCATCTGCGGGGCAAGCTGTTCTTGATGGAGTCAGGTGGCTTCCGTGGCGGGTACGACATGACCACGCTAGTTGACCTGGCACGTGCTGCGAAACGTCACCAAGTGAACTTGATACAGACCGAGCCAAACTACAGCGGTGGCATGTTCACGGAGCTGTTCAAGCCGGTTCTACAAGAACCCAACCCAGAGTACGACTGGCCAGGCTATCAGTGTGCCGTTGAAGACGCTGACTGGGCGTCGGGCCAAAAGGAACTCCGCATCATTGACACTGTCGAGCCTGTCATGAATCAGCACAGGCTGGTGGTGTCACCGGCAGTCATTCAGGCGGATGCACGCACCGAGGAACCCGAGTATCGGCTGTTCTACCAGATGACCCGCCTAAGTAGAGAGCGTGGCTCGCTGGGTCACGACGACCGCATCGAAGCCGTCTTCGGTGCCATCAAGTACTGGGTCGAGTCAATGGCGGTTCGCCAGCAGTCCGCACTGGACGACTACAAGGAGCGGAAGCTGGACGAGTACTTGAGGAAGTTCAAAGAGAACGTGAACACGCGCGGGCACTTGAGAATGCAGATGGGCACCGCACAACCACAACAACAGACATGGGTGAAGCATAGACGATGACAACCGTCGTGTGTACCCGCTTCTTTTTTCTCTGATACAAGGATAAACCTTATGGACGACTTTCTCGTAAAGGCGAAGCAGTTCCTTTGGATGTTCGTCGAGCTGACGTTCGTGTTCGTCCTCGCAATCATCCTGATTTATCTGATATTGGGCGAGTCGTCCGGCGTCTTTGTGCTATCGGTCATCGATAACATCACCAACTTCGCGAGTGAAATACCTCCAGCGAGCCTCGTTGGAATCTCGGTCATACTGGTGTTGATTTTCGTTATAAGGCCGCGTCTGAAATAACCCTGCCGATACATGCTCCGTCAAATTTGCCCATGGGGGTAACCCCGTGGTTATCTGCAGGGGACTTCTGGACGTGGTGCCCCTGCTGATAACCACCTTCTGAATTTGTCGCAGAAATTAGTGAGAGGGTATCGATATATAGGCAGCGCGCGAGGCCCCCCCCCTCCCCCCCCCCCCCCCCCCACCCCGACGCACCCCCCGCCCCCCCCCCCCCCTCCCGCCAACCCGCAAGAAACAGCCTCAAAAAAGAGAAATAGCAAACGTGGGGGAGATAGTCGA